TATTTGTTTAACTAATTAGGAAAGGTTGTGTGATAATGGATTATTCATGAGTTGACGTTTCGCCATGTCTAAACTATTTGGAGACGCGTTTGGATTCATGTTACCTTTGTATGCGTTGAACTGGTTATAATCGTTTCGTCTATACTGTTGTGTCCAAGCCCCATCCGCTGAGTTCACTCTACCGTCTATTCGAGTCGTATCCGAACGAACACTCGTAACCATACCACCTTGGTTAAGTGGATCGGCACGTACATTCATTCTACCGGCACACCCGGCTCTATCGGCTTTACCTCTTTTATATCCCGGTCTAAAACCATATTTCATGAGTTCTTCTACCGTGTATGGTGTATCACACGTTCTCTTCTCACCTATCTTAGTTGCTGGTGCACTCAAATACCCACCAACAAAACTACTAATACCTGGTGCGGGTTGATTATTGTACTGGTACTGTTCCGTGTTTCCATCCTTCTTGTTTCTCGTTGGTTCCTGGGCACGTGTGAGTGCCGAAACCGTTCTCTTTGCACTCGCATACGACAAACCGTCCGTACGCAAACCGGTTTCCGATCTGTTCGTCGTTCTCTTCGTACGTTCGTGTTCGCCTCTTGGTGCTCTACCACTCATACCTTGCGCTCTACCTGGTACTGGTGGAAGTCGACCTTGCAAAAACGCCGTTTTCTCTGGTCTGTTTTGGGCAACTTCACCTACAATACCTCTTCTACCACCCTTCGAATCGTAAGCGGGACCACTTCGCCCTGGTAAAGTTGTGAGACGGTATGCACCCACATTTTCTGGGTTAACTCTGAAAAGCTGTTGATAACCACCGACCGAGGGTACGTCCGCGGAAACACCCAAACCTGGACCAACGTTTTGTCTTTCTATCGGGGAAAGGTTATTCATGATGCCTCCGTCATACATCATTCTATTTCTCATTGCAAGTACTTCTGCGCCCGAAGATCTCTGTTGCGGAGCAACTTCTGCAAAAGAAGCAACTTCTTCTTTAGACGTGTATGTAGGTTCAACAAGCGGCGAAACTGGTCCTAGAAACGAATCGTTTATAACAACATCCCTATCAAATTCCGGTTTTAAAACGACATCTTCTTCTATGGACTTACCTTCAATCGCGTACGTTTCTTCTGGTTTACTCAGTTTACGACCAGCATAAACAAGACCTGCTATAGCCAATATAGATATGGGATCAGCCATTCTTATTTCTTACTAACATTTTTATCGAGGTATCTTTTCTGAAACAAACCGTTTTGGAGTTCGGCTCTCGTACTCGAAGGTTCGTAAGACATGGTTCTGAGTGGAACTTTACACTCGACGTTTTGTAAAGGGTGGAAACTCCTTTCGTAGGTTTTCGCCAATACCTTGTTAAAGCGTGTAGTCGATTGTGGTCGAAGAGCATCGCTCGTCTCTATAAATTGTGCTGGAGAACCTTTACCAGCCATGTAAGGTGCGGTTCCATAGAGCATGGTGTTTGGACGAGAAGAGCCGTAATTAAGAGTACTGGGCTGAGGATACGCGAACACTTCTTCGGTTGCGCATACGGTTGGAACAGCCTTATCTTGAACGATTTTTAATCCTGGTTGGAGTTGATACGCCATTTACTATTACTTAAGATTTTGTTTAAGCAAATCGAGTACCTACTTTTAAGACATCTAAAATATAAAATTGAGATTACACTGATCTACTGGCTGTTATTCTCGCATCACCGTTTGGTGCTAAACCCGCGAACGCTTCGAGTTGTACACCTCTTGCATCTGGATCACACAATCTGGGGTCTTGTCTACACGTATCTTTTCGGGAACCGTGTATAAACTCGTAAGGAGAATCATTTCCCAAAGACGTGTTTGGCATGGTTACGAACTGTCTCGATAAAGAGTTTCTTTGGTATTCTGGTAAAGAGGAACGCGAACGAGATGGTCCGTACATAACACCGTTCGTTGTTAAATCATTAGTTTGCTTTTTAACCGTCGGGTAGTAACACGCACTTGGTCTATCTGGTCTATCGTTAAAATCACTCAAAAGAACATTACCCATTGGGTTCTCCACTGTGGGTTGTTGACACTGTCCTGTTGTACCTAATTGATTTTGAGTTGGTCTAGCGAGTGCTTCTCTTACCATATCCGTTCTCTCCATAGCATAAAGAACACCTAAAGCCGTACCGCCTAAAATAAAAATTCTAAAGTCTCTATTTATGATATAAATTATACACGTTGCGTAAATTATAAATCTTGAAGCCGCATTTATACGTTGTTCTGGAGCGAGTGTATTTGAAGGCCAGAACTCTAAAACTTTATCCGAACGAATGAGTTGTTTTGGATCTTCGAACCAAGAAGCCATTTATATATAGTGAGTTTATTTTTTGTTGCCTCCAAGCATACCCCCCAACATGCCTTGCATGGTTTTCATGAGAGCGGCTTCGTCTAATTCGGAACCATCTGCGCCCAGCTTATCGGCACACTGCTTAGCAACACTCTCAATCATGGAGAGTGTATCTTCTGGAATAGACTTGATAGTTGTACCCAACATGTAAAGGGTCTGGACGTATTGCCAAATCGCATTCTTGGTGTTTTCGGAACACGAATCCCAGTGTTTTTCCAAGTTGATATCTTTCATGAAATCGAGATTCTTAGATTCGTTTATGAAAAACGTATCGTCTTTCGCCGAAATCTTATCTGCGTACGGTGTAACGCTTGCCATGAAACCATCTACCACGAGTTTCGGGTTTGTATCTTTCATGAGTTCAAAAGCGGAGATGCACTTTTTCAAGCCTTTTTCTTCTGGAAAAGTTTTGTGTAGTTCCATAAGAAATTGACCCATCATTTCAGTGAACGCGGATACGGAAGTCATTTTGTACTGTATATAGTTACAATATCTTTAAGTTAAGTAAAGAAAATTAAAACGGTTCAGTTGATATAGATTCACGTTTACCGAGACCGTTCGTGACTATAAAAAAAACTAAAATCCCAACGAGTGCAGCTGGTTTAGTATATGCACTCAATGGTAACTTACCTTCATTATTTATTTTTGCTTTAAAGTGAATGTATCCTGCTGTAATAAGACCGGCTACGATCGCGGCAGACATTGGATCTCTCAAATAGTCTTCAAACTCCATTTAATATAATTGAGGTTTTTTTCTTTGGGTTTCGGGTGCATCCGAAAACAAAACGTCTTCTTCTTCTTTTGGTATTGGTCTTCCTGTATTTATTGTTTTGAATTCATTATCCACGAACGAAGGTCTGGGTTCTGGTTCCATCGTAGGTTCTGGTTCCGACATGGGTTCTGGTTCCGACATGGGTTCTGGTTCCGACATGGGTTCTGGTTCCGACATGGGTTCTGGTTCCATTCCTTGATCAAAACCGTCACTTTCTATTTCCTCTTGGTTTCCTTCGTTTACCTCCGGGTCTTCAAAATCACCAACTTCGGCTTCACCCAAATCAAGGTCTTGACCTTCTTGTTGTTGGGACATATACGTTTGTAAGATTTGTTGTACGGGTATGAGTTCTTTTACAGCAGATTCTATGCACGCGGAAAAACGTTCAAACAACTTATCGTTTCTCGCGTTTTCGTTTTGTGAGTCGTGGTATATGTAAGGATCGTTATAAAGATTCTCGGCGGCTTTGTTATAACACATTTGAATGAACACTTCATTCGTTGGTAACTTGAGTGATATTTTCTTGTTATCCTTACTTAAACGAACCGCGGACAAAATCTTAACACAACTCACAAAAACAGCCGCGATGAGATCGTTAAACCAAGCGCACCTATTTGCAATGTTATCACTGTGTGATTTAGATTGCGCGTCACTCCAGTTTGGAACTTCTTTCAAAAGTTTTTGAAACATTATCAAAACCTTTCTCCCCTTGGAAAGATTATAAGCTTCTTTGTACATTTCTTCGTAAACCTCTATCATAACCGGACACATGAGTATACATAATTGACCAAGGTATTCACGCTTAGCTTCTACTAATATGTTAAGGTTATCCATTTATGATAAAGCGGAATTTTTTTATGAACTAATTATCGCGTTGTCCTGTACTTATTTGCAGTTTTTTTCAAATTCACGAGTGTTGGAAAATCACCGAGTTCTTCGTTTACACTTTTATCCTCGGTCTTTTTCGTTTTTTTGGGGCGCCACGATATACATAGTTCGTATTCACCAACGCGCTGAACCATGAAACCACCTATCTCGTATTGTCTGACGATGTACTGTAACGCTTTGTGTCTTTCAAAGTGCGGAAACCCCATGACAAAAGAAGGTATTTGAACAAAAACGTGTTTGTGACCTAATTCAACCGATTGTCGTATTTTCTTAGTGATCTGTTCGTATATTTTAACGTACGTCTCTTTTCTGAGTTTGTTACGTTTTTCAGTTATACGAGATATCTCATCAATACTGATCATACAATAAAACGAAATTATTTTTTCAGAATTTAAACTCGGATCTAATTCTTGTATTTTATGTATAAACCATTCTTATACTTTTCCCATGAATTATCATCTCTGACATTAGCTTGAATTCGTACTATTAAATTTTCCATTTCAGTTTTGTTTAGAAATTTTTCACCTGTATTTCTAATGATATCCATTATACAATGGAAAATGTATTCGTCACTTGGTTCTAAAACATGTTTTGTAAAACAGGTTTCAGTAACACTCTGTTCAGTACTAACTTTATCAACAACAGATTTATTAAAACGTTGTACTCTTTCTATTTCAGGTGTTTCAATACCCCTTATCATATCCAATTTAACGGTTTCTCCAAACAACTTGTAAACCGTGTTAAGTTTACC